TTGTGGTTGTTGCATCATCGCATTGGAAATTGCGCCCAGCGCGCCCATACCGCCTTCGCCATTCATGCGCCGCTTTATCTCCATAACCTTATCGATCAGATACTTGTTCATATCCATAGGTGGACCGCCCTGCGGATCTCCTTGGGGAGCCTGCTGTGGACCGCCCTCTTGACCTTGAGGCAGACCGCCAAATGCGGCAGGATTTACTGGAGGCAGATTATATGGTTGGCGGTACATTCTTCATCATCTCCATCTGTATTTTAGCCGCGTTCTTTTCGCGCTCTAACTGCAATTCAGCTTCTAGCTTTCTGATCTTAGCCTGCATATCAGCCTGCGCCTTAGCCGCGTCAATCTCAAGATCCTGACGGGCTTCTGCCTGCTTGATCTCAATGCTTGATTTAGCCTTGGCTTGGTCGGCTTGGATTTGCGCCTGAGTACGAGCCTTTAAAGCCTCAGTCTCAAGTTGCGCTAATTGCTGTGCATACTGCAACGGATTGGCTTGTTCTTGGCCCTTCTGTTGGCCACCAGTTAAAGCCTGTATTTGCTTCATCTGTGGAGCCGCCTGCACAACCTGTGCCGCACGTTGGCTAATCAGGCGATCCATCTCTGGGTCAACTGCGTCGAACCTAAAGTCTGGGTTCTTGAAATCTGGCATTGGTGGCATTTCCATCTGGATACTTGCCTCCATCCGCTGACGATATAGCAACGCAATATGCTCCGCTATGTGAGCAATCAGAATTGGCTGCATAGCTGCAGCGCCGGGATTGCCGCCAAGTGACGGATCTTGGATAAATTGGATGTGAACCGCAATGTGAGATTCGTGATCCTGCTCTGGGAAAGCTCGAATTGCCTTGCCGTACAACACGCTCATGTTCTCATCAATTGGGTCCATCTGGACCGCCTCTTCTGGCTTCTTCAAGATCTCGTCAATGTTCGGTATTCTGATCGCCTCATACATCCGCTTGTATGCTTCGTATAGGTCGTGAAGCTGCGGAGCTGATCGCGCCATTTCAAGAACCGCTTGCGCCTGCGAGATGCGCTGGGCTGTCGAGAAAATATTCGGATCACTCACTGGGACAATATCAATGCGATCATCGAAGTCAGAACGATAGATAACCTCCGCAGCTCCCGCCTGCGAAAAGCTAAACTCGTCAGGGAGATTTTCAGAGTTAAGTTCCGCAAGAAGTTTGAACTCTTGGCCCTGCGCGTAATGCAGGCGCTTATGAATTGCACTAAATGCCTTGGAGCCCTGCTCAATCAACGCAACCGTGGAGCCAACTGGGGCATTCGGGTTTACGTCGCCAATGTTTAAATCGGCGGTGCTGGCAAATCTCTGGCCTGCGTCAACCATATATCCAAGCAAGTTAAACAAAGAGCCCGACGGCTCCTTAAACGGCAATGGCATAATCGCCTTGTTTACGTCATCAACCGTACTGTCGAGGTCAACAAACTCGCCGGGGGAGATCTGCATATCGCCGCCCTGAACGCGACCACGCAGCTTAAATCCACCCTGCATATTCGAGAAGGCTGCACTGTCGAGCAATGCGCGTAAAGATCCAGTCGCCGCTTTACCTAATCCACCGATCATGTGGTAAAGACCAAAGCCGTAGAACCCTAGACCGGGCAGGAACTTATAGCTCACAAACCAGTCGCGGCGCTTCTTCATCTCATCGTCTTCGCGCCAGTTACGGCGAACCGCCACGACAGCCTGACTGTCATAGTCAATCGTGATGACATATGGGATCGCCACTGCGTTGTCGTCCTCGTCGTCGTCATCCATTTCCTCGCCGTCAATGCCATCGAACAAATCGTAGACGTGCATTTCGAGCAGTGTCATTACGTTATCGTTGCTATCGTCGTACTGATCTACGCCCTCAATCTCACCAATAACATCGTCCGACGGATCGATACCGTCACCACCATCGCCATACTTTGATGGCAGGTAATATCCGTTCTTAACGTAGCGGTTGAAGTCATTCTTCGGCATACGGATGACGTGGGTGTAGCGTGGGCTGGTGTATAAGTCTTTGCTCTCTGGGGCGACCACAAAGTCTTCGGCTTTTACGAACTGGCTACACTGCCGATCCATATTAGCATCCCACCATACTTTCTTAAACGTATGACCGATCAGCGGCAGGTGAAACAGCATCTGATCAAGATCAGGGAAATACTCAGGCATTTCCTGCGTGATCTGGTAGTTCATGAATTCACGGACGCGGCGACCCTGCTCCTCGACCTTTGGATCTGGAGTTCCGATAACGACCGACTTGACCGGGCCACCTGACGGATAAAGCTCTGCGATTGCCTTGGCATTAAACTGCGTAGCGGCCTCTGCAATCAGCGGGTGCACAACTGTTGATAAGCCGCGTGTTGCGCGCTCATTTTCGTTCTCTTCCATGCCGCCATCTGGATCTAATGTTCTGAGGCCATCTTTGTAGCGCTCTTCCCATTCGGATCTGGCTGCACGGTCATTTTCGTAATAGCTGATTAGCTCTTGTGATTTGCGCTTTAGTTCACGCTCATCAATTGTCTCTGCTAGGTTTTGGTCGAACTGAGCTGAATCAGCTTCGTCCATAGCGTCTAATTCTGGATCGCCAACTAAAACATCGCCGTCGGGAAGCTCCTCAACCATTAGGCTGTCGTCAGGTAAGCCTTCAGCAAATGGGATAATTTTTGGATCAGCCATACAGTGTCATCCTCTGAGGTTCGTTTATTTCGTCTTCTTCTGGGTCTTCGCTATGCCCAAGGAACCAACCTTTTCTTAATCTTAACCACGCCTGCGTGCAGGTATCTACAACATCATCATTGGGGTGTGCAGGGAACGCCGCAACAATATCTATTAAATCTTTAGCCCACTTCTTGTCAGATGGGTAGTAAATTCTGCCGTCTTCCAAAAGTGCAGAGCTGGCATGAGCACGGGCTTCCTTATCCCGGTCAGGAGAATATGCCAATACTGGAACACCAGCCATACGCAAATCCTGCAGCAAAGACTGGCCAGACGCCTTCTTTTCGATCAACACTGCGTCGGGCTCCCACTCCTCGTAGGATTCTTGGGCAATCTTGCGTAGTTCTGGGTAGCTGACTTTGTCGTACCAGCACTCCAGCACGATAGCGCACATTGCGCCCTTATGGCGAAACACGCCCCAAGTTGTTCGAGCACTAAAGCTAGAACTTTCCTTGGCCTCGAACGCTGTATCCCAAGACTGCAAAACATATTCGACTTCTGGCATATCTTGGCTTTCCCACGGAACCCACCAGCTTGCCTTGAGTATACCGCCACCCTTGGGGCTAGGACGTTGCTGTAGCTGCCCAGCGGCTGCGTAGGAGCCAAGACTGCGCTCTAGGGTCGATAGGGTCTTCTCATCGATCCTATCAGGCCAAAGCAGCTCGCCCTCCTTGGTGCGTGGATCTGTGAAGCCAAGGCTGGATCTCATAGGATTTGGCGCGCCAACCTCATATCTCGCCGGGATCATTAGGTGATCCCACTCATCGCCAAGTTGATTTTTCAAGACGTGGCCTGTGAGGTCAAGCTCATTCACGCGCTGCATCACGATAATGAAGGATCCGGTACTTGGATCGTTAAGGCGTGTCTGCATGGCCTGATCCCACCACTCTAGGACGCCCTCACGCACCTTAGAGCTGTCGCTTTCCACCACGTTGTGCGGGTCGTCGATACAAATTATGTCACCACCATCCCCAGTAAGTGCACCTCCAACTGACGTTGCGATCCTGTAGCCTGTCTTATCGTTCTCAAAACGCTGCTTTTGGTTCTGGTCTGACGTAAGATTGAACTTGTCGCCAAAGTGCGCCTGATACCACGGACTATCGATCAGCCTGCGGCACTTGGTGCTGTCTCTGATCGACAGAGAACTTGCGTATGATGCGTAGAGGAACTTTTTTTCTGGATGCGTCGCCCAAGTAAAAGCAGGCAGCACAACGGCCACTGACAGCGACTTCATGTGTCTTGGTGGCACGTTAATGATCAGGCGCTTGATGTCGCCATCGACCACGGCCTGCAGGTGGTCACTGATTGCGTCGATGTGCCAGTTGTTCTTAAACTCTACACCCGGCTCAATCGTCGGCCAAGCTGCCTTCGTAAATCGTTTGAGACTGCGCCGATACTTCTCTGCTCTCACCTGTTCGATCTTCAATCCTGCTAAATGCTGCCTCAATTGATTCGAGCTGGTCATCGCTAATCCTCGTTAAATCTATGATGTGGTTCTGCTCTACCGTGGCTGCGATCTCTTTCTTATCGACCCAGCCTGCCCGGTTCTTCAAAAAAAAGATGATGGACGGCACGTTGCGATCCACAGTGGCATTTTCAAAGAGCGCGTTGGTCACGGCATCTATGCCACGGGCCTGACCTCTTTTTATAGTCTCCGAAAACTCCGAATTATCTGCCTGATAAAGATAGAATGTTGACTGTGAAATGCCCAGCATTCCAGCGCATTGCTCTACTGTTAGACCCTTTGCCATAAGGCTTTCAGTTTTCTCTAGGACTTCTGGAGTAATCTCAAATCTTGGTCTGCCCATTGGATTTTTGGCTTTTGCCATTGCTTAACCTTTCTTTTCAGTGGTGAGCTGTATTTTTTGTAATGTAGTGTGGATCACTGAAAAAAGAAAGACCCACCGTCGCAGTGCGAAACCTGACAAGGTGGGTCCAGTTAATGATGAGGTCACAGGTATGACCTAATCGAGCAGTATCTTTGGGCTATCACATGGCCAGCATTATGACAACAAATGCGATAGCGAAGACGGTAAAGGCTATGGCTCCAGCTATTTCCTTGCCCACCATTAGCACTGCGGCGTGTGGCTTATCTGGGTGGATTGTCAGGTGGCCTCTCAGACTGATTGCGACCCACTCACCTAACTTGCAGGGCAGTTCGCCTTCCTGTGTGTAGACGAACAAGTTTTGGTTACCCAGTCGCTTGCCTGAGTTCTCCTGCACCCATTCGGGCATATCTTGGTCGAAGCCTTTAAACTTCCACGACTTGATTATCATGATTTATTTCCTTTATGCTTAGTGCAGTATTTTTTCTGCCTTGGCAGTAGCGGCTCGTTGCATAGGCTACCCATGAATACTCTACCTTCGTGAATTACATATCTCTGACAGGTATCGTGCTTTTCTTCTGGCCCATTTGGTATGCCTGCGTCACACCGTTTATTTTTTACTTTTTTTACTTTTTTAAATTTTACGTTGAGCCACGCTTTTATTTTTTCTTCCGAAACATTTTTATTTCGGAAGGTTTCAGCCAATTCTTTGACGCACATTTTTCCAGCATTTGGTGTGTCCATTAGGTTCTGTTGACTGATTGTGTCTAGAAATTTATTGAAGGTCATGTGGTCAGCGGAGATACCTTTGATAACATTTTTAAGCCGTTCTGATAGAAAAAGATCGCCCATTGTCTTAGCGTTTTTATCGCGTTCATATTTTTCTGCGTATCTAAATCCCCAATACACACGTTGCCTTGCTCTCTCAACTCCAACGCCTAGTTCTTCACCTATTTCGCGGAAAAATTTGCCTGCAATTCTTTGTTCCATTGCATACTGATTGAGCCTAACATTTCTGTTATTCACGACCATCATGGTTTATTCCTCCT